TGCTCTATCCAGTTGAGCTAAGAGAAGTTATGCTTTATCCTGCCAATCATAGCAGGTTATGTCACGGAGGCTTCTATCAGGATCGTCTTTAACAACATTAAACAAAACAAGACTATAATGCAGACATTCCTCCTTACTTGAGTAAACTACAGGAGGGGTAAAGGTAGCACAGAGAGACCCCTGACAGACTATCGCAATTAAACTAAACATATTAACTTCCTTCCATCTCAGTAATTAAACGATCCAAGTACCACCGTGCCTTACGTAGGTCCTCTACTGGTTTACCCTTGTATCGGTATCGGTGCATGTATTTCTTAGTATTTCCTTCTAGGTAACCTATGAACATCAGGTGGTCCATGTTGTCCTTCATGTAGGCAATACACTCAATCTTCCCGTCACCGTAGTGAGCAGGTTTGTTAACTGGATCAACAGGGTTACCCTTGTCTTCATCGTGCTCGTTCATCTTAGGTTGTTCCATCTGACGTTCCAAGTTCCACTTAGCCATTACAAGTTCTCCTTCATAAATACTTTCACCCACTCAGCGCATATATCACTCCTTACAATGTCGTCAACCCCAAACTCAATGATAGGTACAGGGAGCATATGTTTCTTAGCTAGGTGAATAACTTTAGATAGACCATCTGCTTCCTTCAAGTCTGACTGTTGTGCATCACCGTTAAGAATAATAGTAGAGCCTTCACCTACCCGTGTCAACAACATTTTTAGCTCGTGTGTTGTAATGTTCTGTGCTTCGTCTACTATTATAAAGGAATTATCGAAACTACGGCCCCGCATAAGAGCAAGAGGAGCCATTTCAATGTTGCCACTCTTGATACCTGTTTCGACTGCTCCTTTACCAAGGTGTTTCTCCAGAACGTCCAAGACAGGTAAAGCCCAAGGCATTGTCTTCTCATGTAGGTCTCCTTTTAAGAACCCTAACTCCTTACCTACAGCTACGTGTGGTCTAGTGATGACGATCTTGTCAATCTCTTTGAGAGTGTACTGGTCAGCTGCGTAGGTGGCAGTGACGTAGGTCTTACCTGTACCAGCTGGACCTAGAATAAACACCTGACTGCTTTCGTTAAGAGCTTGGAGCAACTTACCTTGTTTGTCAGTACGAGGTACGATACCTGATGTCATCTTAGATGATGCACCCTTGTAGTTAGTCTTACGGCGGGTATGTTTTTGTTTCTTGGGAGGTTCATTACTCATAGTTTAATCAACTCTGATGATGTGTAAGGGATATGAAAGAACTTCTCACCCTTCTGGATGTAACGACCCTTGGCCTCCTTAAGACTTTTCTCTGTCAGTAGTGTATCCTTAATCCTCCATGCCTGTTTGAAGTCAGGACGAAAGATGTAGAAGTTAAGCACACTAAACGGAGATGACTTATACATTTCTATTAGCCTCTTCTTTCGTTCAGGGATACGTACCTCTTCCCAGTGAGAGGGCCAATCACCCTTCCATGCTGTCTTAACTTCTGCTTCGTTGTAGTAAGTGTAAGTACCCTTCTGAGAGATCACATCTACCTTGTAGTTCTCCTCGTTGTTAATGATGGTGTGACCGTTATCTTCAAGGTAAAAGACTAGAGCATTACGAGCAGGTGCATCATAGGCTTCATACAAGGCCTTGTTGAATTGCTTACGTACTACTGTCATACCTCACTCCCTTCTAACTTACCAAAGAACTCTTTCAACTCTGTGTAGCCCCCCATGTAAGTACCGTCTGATGAGAAGATTTGAGGTACTGTCTTAAGACCAGCCTGTTTCATTAAGGAAAGTACCCACTTAGAGCTATCAGACTGTACGTTATACTCTATGTAGCCTTCACTCGCTTCTTTCAACAGGGCTTTGGCTGAGTCACAGAAGTTACATTGGTTTCGAGTTATGACAGTGTACATAAGGTTTCCTTAGATTAGGTCTACGATTTCACATGAGTCTCCAGAACAAGCTAATGTCTGACTACCCGCTGTATTGTCTTCACTCTCATACTCCGAAAGTTTAGACCAGTCAATATGATCAGGCATTACAGACATTAGCATGTCGTAGTCTGACTTACCGCAGTCTTGATATGGAGCCTGTGGGTATGTGTGCTCGTGGAACGGCAGGAATGAAACACCTGACATCTCATCGAAGTGATTATATACGAAAGCCTCTACGTCTATCCACTCACCACCCTTGATGTTAATAGTGACAGATGGTTTGTGTTCACACCAGTTACGTTGGTACATGAGCCACATCTCTAGCTGTTCAATAGCTGTCATGTCCTTAGTACATACAGCACCATCAGGAGCTTTCTGAGGGAAGCTGAACACGGTAGTCTGGTCAGGTTTTACAGCCTCAGGTTCGTTAGGGATACCCTGATCCTTCATGAACTGGGTGAGAGGGTCTTTGTTGTCACCCCTGACGGTACGGATATAGTAGGGGCTGTGTCGGGCGTGGATTCCAGAGGCTGAATCAACCAGCTGTGAGACAGTTCCACTAGGCTTAACACAAGTAATAGCAGCAGCAACAGGGATACCAAGACGTTCAGCCCATTCTGCATTGGTAGCAACTGCAACTTCTTTTAGGTGAGAAAGGGTCTTATCCAATCCTTTGTTCTTGAGGGTCATCAAGGGGTTGTCCATGATGCCAGTTAGCGACACACCCAACAGACGTTCTTCAGCTGTGTTGTCAGTCCATTGCTTACGCAGGTAGGGGAACTTAGTGAAGGTAGACTGGATCGTACCAAGGATTGTAGCTAGACGTACTTTCTCTGATAGTGTGTCAATATTGTCACTAACACGTACTACACACTCCGTTAGGTTACAAAATTGTAAAGGTCTTAAAATTATCTCGCTGCAAGGGTTGGTCCCGAACTCATAACCTGCATCCCGACGACCATTCTTAGCTGCCTGTTTCTTAGAGGCTTCACGATTAAAGATGCCTCGTTCACCTGAGCCTGACTCTACCAAGGCCAGCCACTCTCGCATAAACGAGAGGCTGTCTGGCTTTTCAGTGTAGCTTACAGAGTTGTTAGCCAAGGCACGTTGTGGGTTGTTCTTCATCCATGCCCCTGACTTAGCATGACGCATACGGTCATCTGACAAATTACTCAATGAAATCATAGCACTGCGGCGTACACCACCAACGACAACAACCTCACCGATCTTACACATGATGTCGTGACACTCAATAGAAGATAGCTTACGACCCTGTGCTTCCTTGAAGGTACGGATAGTAAAGTTAAACAAGTCAACCAGAGGTGCTGGACCTGATGCACGACCACCGAATGTCTTGAGTGGCGCACCAGCAGGACGTACCTTAGACACATCCCACGTAGGAATCTCACCACTGTACAGGAGTGCAATCAATTGACGCAGAGACTTAGCCCACCCTTCCTTGGAATCCTTAACGACGATAGTAGTTTCACTAGAATAGAGGGTCTCTGGAATCTCAGGGAGCTTGGAGATGGACTGACGCTCGACACTGAAGCCAACACCAGTACCACAGAGCAGGATGTGCATAGCCTCATCGAAGGACTTAAGGTCATCTACTGGTAGGTAGCTACAGTTGTACATACATGTGTTGTCACGTTCAGCAGCAACACCTGCTGTCATAAGTGAACGCATGGAGGGCATAACCTCTAGGCCAAGGATGGCTTGCTCCAATGCGTACTTAGTCTCAGGGTCAACCATGTCACGAATGACGTTGACAGAGAAACGTGTCACTGTGTCTTCCCAAGACTCACGACCTGTATCCTCATAGTACTTGGCATACCGTGACTTGTGGATAAATGCTTGGTAGTCAGTTGGTAGTTGGTTGCTCATCGGTTATCTCCTGACCCTTGAATGACGCCACGTTTCTTGCGGCTCTCTAGTTTCTCAATGTTGCTCTCAGCAATCTCATGTAGACTGTACCCCAGATCATCGGCTAGGTTAGCCAAGTACCAGAGCACATCACCCAGTTCCTTAGCTGTCTCGTGACGACTAAACTTATTGTCACGTACTTGCTTCTTAACCTTCTCAGCAACCTCACCAGCCTCACCACACAGACCCAAGGTAGGATAGAGAACCTTGTGTGTAGCAGGGTAAACGGCGAAGCTAACTGCTTTCTTTTGGTAGTCTTTAAAGTTCATCTTCTTCTTTCTCTATTGTAAAACCAATGTCTATATCTGCTAGACGGTCAAGGTTGTCTAGTACTTCTTCCTCAAAGGTTAACAAGAACATCTTAGGAGTTACTCTTGCTGCCTCTGCAATCTCTTCAAGACTAAACCTTTCTAAGATACGTACTCTCAAGTCTTCATTCATTTAACCATTCCTCTGGTATCTCCTTGTCTGCGTAGAGGAAGCCGTACTTAGTACACCAGTCCCCGTAACTTGACTTAGCACCCTTGTAGAGTTTAGCTTGACTACTACTAAAAACAAACCTGATGTCGTGTTCAGAACCATACTGTCGTTTTATCTCTAGGTGTTTACGTCTATCGGCAGCTATGAACCTGCCCTTTGTCTCAACTATGATACCGTTATGAAGAACGAAGTCTGGTGTGTACGTCCTAATCTTGAAGTCTTCCCACTTGATCTTGGTCTCTTCGTAGGTGTACTTGATCTTCTTCTTCGTCAGCATCTTAGCTGTTTGTTCCTCAAGGCCAGACCTGTATCCAGCCTTGAGTGCTCTCTGTCTAGTGGTTAACTTTCTAGGCAATGTCAATCTCATCTACTCTAGGAGCCTTGACTACCTCAGTTAAGTACAGAGGGAAGGGCATGGCTGCATACTTGTAACCCTTCAGTCCCTCACCATCATTAGCATCTGCCCAACATACTTTCTTAAAGTCACAAAACACACAGCCAGTATCTAGTTTACGGTTACCTGTCTTAAGCTCTAGGATGTCAGGGTAACACCGTTCAGGTGGTTCATCTGAGGCTAACTGTTTGTGTAACTCTTCTACTCTTTCATGTGTGTCAGGCAGAAATTCTTCTGATGGTTGGTACAAGGTAAGGTCACCAGTAACTTTGTTCATAGCCCAGAAGGCTACACCCTCATTGTCTGGTACTCCCTCACTATAAGCAGAAATTTGTTGTAGGTAACCAAAGGGATCATCAAGTGGTAGGCTACCGTTAACAAACTTCTTGTAAGCAAAGGGTGAAGCAGACTTAACATCAACTACATGACCGTCAATCACTGCGTCCATGTGTCCTGTAATCCCTGCTACCTTTACCTTCTGTTGCTCATATGTCACACTGTGACCAGAAAGTTTAGCTACTGTTAAAAGAATCTCTTCGATAATATCACCGTAAAGAAACTTTAGCAATTTGTCTCCAGTAAGCACCGCCTTCTTGTACCCCTGCTTGTCGTACCATAGTTGTCGGGAGGGTTTACCTATGGCAGACAAGCGGAGGTAGAAGTTACCACTCTTACGAGTGGTGAGACGAGACCTTAGTAGTTCCTTAAGGTTCTCACCAAAGGCATCAATAGCCTTTTCGTTATCGTCTGTCTTCTCGTACCCATCAGTGAACACGGAGTAGACATCTTCGATCAGGCTATCAATACCTTTAGTCATTAGTTACACCTCAAAAGGGATGGACATTTCTTCTACTGGTTGAGCATCTACCGCAGCATGTGTAGCATTAGCCTTGATGACTGCACTAGGTGCTTCGTAGTCTACCAACTCCATCACCTGACAGAAGTCAAAGAACATTTCCTTTGTTTCACGGTTCATGTCGGACAGGTGTCCCAGCTTAATGATGTTACCGTAGCTGCTGTCACCAATAGTCACGAACATGTTAACCTTGGAACCGTTACCTACCAGTGCTTTTGATGGGTTACCGTTCTTGTCGTACACTTCACCGAACCGTGTCCAACCACCTGATGTCTTCTCAATAAGGGTGACGTTAATGTGACGAGCACCTTCGAATGTAGAGTCCTTACCTTCCTTAACCGTCTTGTTGATCTTGTAGTCAGTCATCAGTTTCTCTAGCTGCTCATTCATCTTAAGAGATACTGAGTACTCCATATCTGTTTCAGACTTGTACATGGTGGCTGGCTCTTGCAATTTAGCCCAGCTTACCTCTACGTCTTTGAGTACTATCTTCTTATCTGCCATTGGTATGTCCTTTCTGGCGTTAGTCTGTTTAACTATAATACTACACACTCCACAGAGTGTCAATGGGTTTCTAGCCAGTTGTTACCGATTTTTGCTTCACCATCCATAGGACAGTTTAACTTGAAGAACTTACCAGCATCTATTATTGACTGCACCTGTATCTCTCCTAGTCTTTGGGCTTGATCAGCATCAACTTCTGTCTGCCATTCGTCGTGTACCCAAGCACACTGTTTAAAGTTTATCCCTTCCTTCTTAGCTTGGCGTTGCCAGAATACATTGGCAAGCCTCATGATTATAGTTTCCCCACCCTGTAGGTAAACAGACAGGGCTAGGTGATCACTTCCGATACGGAGGACACGACCATCAAGGCCCTTCATCCAACCCATACTGGCAGCACGGGACGCCTCACTCTTAAGTCTCTTGAGTGTGGGTAGTGCCTCATAGAAGTTCTTCATAGCTACGTTAGCTTGACCAGCATTGCAGTTTAGTATCTCTGCAATCTTCCCTACACCTGCGCCTAGTAGGAAGGCGTAGATGAATGTCTTAGCTGTTGGTCTGTCCTTACAGTGACGGCCTAACGCATTCATGTTGAACGTGTGTATGTCTCCATCAATAACCTGCTCTGTATATACAGGATCATTCATGTAGTGAGCAAGCACACGTAGCTGGATACCTGCTGCATCTGTACCTACTAACTTCTTACCCTCAGGAACCTTGAAGACCTGACGACACTCAGCTGCGTACATACCATCCATCTTCCACAGGATACCTTCCTTACCGTGAGGGACAGAGGGGATGTTAGCCATGTTAGGACCACGATGTGCTGCACGGTGTGTGACAGCCCCTGTAGTGATCACTGTGCCGTGTACCCTACCATCCCCTTGTGACTTCTCTAGCCACTCCTGTGCCAACTTCCAGCGTGTCTCTAGTACCTTCCATACCTTGAGACCTTTGACTGCCTGAGGTGCATCATCAGGGATAGTAGCTAAATTTTCTGGGCAAATTTTATAACTCTCTCCTGACTTTGTTTTAACTGTTGGCTTCCAGCCTAGCCTGTCTAGACGTTTGTTGATCTGTGTAGGTGACCCAAGGTTGAACTCTTCCCACATGATCTTGGTGTAGTCACCCTGTACATTACATCCTTCAAGCAGTTGGTTAGCAAAGATAGCACCATCCTTCCTACGTTTGATAGTCACCTCTTTGACAGGGGCAGCAATCGGAACCATGAACTCCTTGATGTCTGTCTCAATACGTAAGGTCTCCTTCAAGCACACGGTGTAAATTTCTTGTGCAATATCAGTGTCAAGTTGAAATCCATTAGCCTGTTGCTCACACATGATGGCGTGTACCATGTGTTCTAGGTTGATAGATGCCTGACTGAATGCCTCACCTTCCTTGATCAGAGTGTTATAAAGTAACTCTGTTACCTTTACGTCTTGCTTGCAGTAGGCCTTCATCTCCTCAGTGTATACCTCGAAGCCACCAGTGTAGTCATCCTTAAAGTCGCCTAGTCTCTCACCCCATACCTTGAGGCTGTGTCCACCCTTGCGGGTAGGATCAAACAGGCGAGACAGGACCAAGGTATCTACTGTGTTAGCTAAGGGGATGTCGTAGCCCCACAACTTCTTGATCACTGGGATGTCAAAGCCAATACCGTTGTGAGCTATCCACTTGGTTACCTTAGATGCGAACTTAGCAAAGGCCTTAGGTCCAGTGATAATGTAGTTACCCTTGACGCCTACCTCCTTAGCTACGATCACATGAATAACTGTAGCATCCAAGCCGTCTGTCTCAATGTCGAATACTACTTCCATGTCTTATCCTTCGTAGCTTGTTAGACGACCAGTGTGACGTGAGTAGAGTAGGCTGTCTGCTACCCCTGTCTCGCCTGTGAACCTGTTCTTGATTACCCGTACCTTGGTGGTGTTACGTTCCAGTTCATCCTCTGCCTGTGTGTTACGTTCCAAGGCAATGATCATGTTGGACAGCTGACCTATACCTGCTGTACCCCTGATGTCCTGTAGGTTGATAGTCCCACCCTCTTCTGGTGGCTTACGGTTCTTATCACGACTAAGGTGTGACACCATCAACAGGCATACGTCTAGCTCAATCGTCAAGGTCTTTAGCTTAGTGACAATTTCATCCAATGCCTTGCGTTCATCCTTTGCGTGATCACTGACTACGATGCTGATGTGGTCAAGGATTATATACTTGCAGTCACATGAACGAGCAAGATAACGAACCATGCTAACAATGCGTTCAACAGAATTACTACCGAAACTGTCATAAAGATAGACACGATTGCTCCCAAGAGTTGCATTGTATGCGTCATCAAATTCTTCCTTTGTGTATTGTGTATCTGGTAGGTGAAACATTTTATCTGCGTGGATGGACATCATGCCTAAGCCTGTGTCACGTACTGGTTCTTCTAGGAACAGTGTACCTACACTTCCCTTGTCTTCTTGGATCAGGTGGTACAGCAACTCACGCATGACCTGTGTCTTACCAACACCTGTACCAGCCACGAAGGTTACTAACTCACCAGTGCGTAGGCCCTTGGTCATCTTGTTAAGACCAAAGAAGGGATAGGCCACTGAATCATAGTTAGGTGGGGTACTTACCAGATCATATAGTTCGTTACCTGCTATGATACCATCAGGTGTAAAGGGTCCAGCCTTACGGTGACTGTCAATGAACTCACGTTCACGGCCCTGCTTGATGTAGTCGTTAGGATCGTTCAGGGTCATCTTGACTAGACGTACCTTGCGGGGATCAAACAACTCAGCAACAGCTACGGCTGCGTCCTGTCCTGCCTTGTCACTATCGAAGCAAATGTTAATCTTATCAAAGCTGTCAAGCCATTCGTAGTTACGTTTGCAATCCTTTACTGCGCCTGATGCACCGTTGATTACGGACACACATGGCTCAGACATAAACAACATCTGATATGCTGACATTGCATCGTATTCACCTTCAGTGATGGTGACTGACTTGCCACCCTTACTGAATGCTGCCTGTCCAAACAGGTCAGCCTGTGCATTGCCGTTAAACTTGAATGTCTTCTCTGTGATACCCCGTTCCTTGAAGCCTGTTGGCTTACCATCAAGGGTGTAGATCAGGCTTACCTTGTTACCTGATGTCAGCGCCTTGTACTTCTCAGCTACGGCCTTGGTAAGGCCACGACTAGAGATAGCTGCTGGTGTGCCTGTAACTGGTGGTAGTGGCTTGACTGCTGATAGGTGTGGTGTCTGCTGCATAGGTTCCTCTTCTTTATCATCATTAAATGTCTTAGTCTTGCAGACGTGGCAGAACATACCGTCCTCGTAGGGGTATGCGCCGTCACTGCTCCCGCAGTTTCTGCACGGCTGGTGTTTCTTGTGTTCGTAGTCCATTGAATAAATCAACTTCTTGTGCCTCCTTTACCTTAGCGATACACTTAGGGCAGGGAGACCAGTCTTGTCTATCCTCCTCCCAGTATATTTCGTCATCTGTTGTACGTGCATTGCAAATGTAACATCTCATTCGTCATCATCTCCTCTATTAAAAATCTCAGAGAAGATAACTATCACTGCAATATAAGGCCAAAGAAAGGCTGCAGTCAAGACAGCAAATCTAGGGGACTCTTCGTCAATCTCCTCAAGAATAACCAAGTACATGGCTACCCCCAAGAGGTATAGTACAAAGGTTGACCAGTATTCTACAGGCATTTTAGTTTCTTTCTATTCCGTTTTTCGTGGTACTTTACCAAGGCCTTCGCAGCAATGTCGAAGTTTGTTTCCCATCCTAGCTGTTCAGTGCCAAAGCAATAAGAGTAGCAAGCTGAAGCGTGCGTCCACTCAATAACGTACTGATCGGATCGCCACTCCATTCGGTTTTTGTTGCAGTGGCAAAGCGTGAAAACCAGCGGCTTCACCCGCACAGTCGCTTCAAGTTTAGCCACCCTCGCTGCGTCACGTTCAGTGGCTAGGCGACGAACTGGTTGGTCGTACTCTTCACAGGTATCAGAGAAGTCACTGAATGCTACAGGTACATTCTCTGGGTCATGTGACCACCATCGTTTAGCTCCCTCACTCTGTTCCTTTGTGAACTGCCTAGAGCAGTCCTTGTTGTTACACACAGCACTACAGAATGTCATATCTTTATAACACATCATTACGTTTGCTCCTCTGTTAATGCTGCCCATGAGATAGGGAATAGTGGTGTTATGATCTTGCTGATCTGATCTGCTACTAGCCTACTCTCGTACTGTGCGTCGTCGGCGCACCGTAAGCGACACATATCGGCAAAGGCATCAAGGCTACCAGACCAGTACCACTCAGTCATAGTAGACTGAGGGAGGATCATACGTGCCATCTCTGGTGCTACACCTTTCCTTATCATTTTTCTGTAAGACCTGAGAAGATCAAAAAGATTTTCTTCTAGCACTTCTTCTATAGAGCCGTTTTCAATACGTTCACAATCGAAGGCGGGGATAGTCTTAAGGTCAACCATACCTTCACTACCTTGTTTCTTATCGGCACTACGTCCACGCCATACCTCTGGCACATAGAACTCAGGCTCATTATCTACATATCGACGGCTGATCTCATTAATTCTGAGGAACTTATGCTTCACTAACTGTCGGGCCACAAAGATAGGTGCCTTGACATGGAGGCTAAGGAAGCAGTGACCAAAGGGGCTGATGTGTTTGTGTTCAGCTAGGTACTTGATGAGCTTAGTATCACGGTCTGCTAGGTGCATGATCTCACACGCATCGTAATCCCATCCACTCTTCTTACCAAAGGATACTCTGGCTGCATTCACTACGGACAGGTCACTGCCCATGTGGTCAATGTATGTTGC